ACAGTTCGCCAAGACTATTAAAAATAAGTTCACACTTAGGTTGAAAGCACTCCAAAACTTGGTACCGGTAGATTTGACGCCAGCATTTGAGATGGAAGTACTAGTCAATAGGGGGGTTGGTAGTGTCGACTGGGACGCAGAAGAGTCAAATCGGACTAGACCTAAATTGGCCGAATTTGACAAAACAGCAATCCTGACCGAATGTGTCAAACTTTTTAAACGGGCTTATAGTACAGGCAGCCGACCTAAAAAGATGAAGTGGGAAAAATACTGGAAAAATAGATACCAGTGGGCGCCAACAGGAGCCTTTCACTCACAGTACCCGGAAGACTTGATGTTCTTAGCTAAGGACAGGTTGAGCAGGAATAAACTTGACACGTTGACGAAAATGCCTAAGCGCAGTCTAGAATACTTTTTGGACAGGCCGCCGCAGATCAGGGCATGGGCATCCACAAAGTATGAATGGACAAAGATGCGTGCGATATATGGGGTGGATGCAACAAACTTCATATTGACAGGTTTCGCGATGGGTGATTGCGAAAGAACATTAAGCAACATTTTTCCAATTGGGGATACCGCGACTGAGGAGAACGTCAGACGAACTGTAAAAGAGGTGCTCAGGAATGGTGTCCCATTTTGTTTTGACTACGAAGACTTCAACTCGCAGCATAGTACGGAGGCGATGAAGTCGGTGCTTGAAGCATATATTTTAGTTTTTGAAAAAAATTTATCACAAGAGCAGCAGGCTGCATTAGTTTGGGCGATTGACAGTCTGGATGACGTGAAAATACGTGATGATAAACAGAGGTGGTATCAGACAAAAGGCACATTACTGTCAGGCTGGAGACTGACGACGTTCATCAACACCGTCCTCAATTATGTATATATACAACTGTTAGATACCCAAATAAAAGTGTCAACACATAATGGTGATGACGTACTGGCTGCAGTGACTCGATTTTCAGATGTTCAACAGCTTATGTTGAGCGCTAATAAGCATAAAGTGAGGTTTCAACCACAAAAGTGTTTTCTAGGTGCTACAGCTGAATTTCTCAGGATAGACCACTCACGTCCCGGTGCAGGACAGTACTTGGCCCGTTCCATATCTACGTACGTACACGGCCCGACCGAGGCGGCTTTACCAAATAACGTGTTGGACTTGTTTAAAGCGACTACAGAGCGCTGGCGCGAAATAGAGGAGAGGCACGGGTGTGTAGATAACTTGCGACCGATACATCAGGAGACTGTAAGATACATATGTAAAAAATGGCATGTAGACGAAGATTTATATCATAAATACTTAAATACTAATGTATTGTGCGGTGGTTTATCCAACGATGTAGGGGAAGAGAATTTCTTATATGACTTTAAGTTAGAACAAGTTAAAACGGACAAAGAAGTAAATGACGAGGAAGTGCGGGCCACGACTCAACTTAACCAAGCGGGACTTGATCAAATGCGTGGTAATGTTAATGAAGACGACCTAACTGATAGCGAGAATTACCCGGGTGCATATGAATATGCCCTGGG